AATTGATTTTTTAGTAATTATAGTAGGTGCATATTGTTTTGCTCTAGCGGTACCTGCCTGCTCAGCAAGATTATCAATACCGATTTTGGTTTTACTTACACCGCGAACTTCAGCAATAGTATTCCAAACACCAGTGAAAATTTGTTTCTTTTGACCTTCATCACCAGCAGCAAAAGCCTCTGCAATAATTTTAGAGTGGTATCTGCTGTTAGATAAACGGGCTAAACGATATACCTGTGTTGCTCCATCGGCAGAATTGACATCAAACCATCCATCTTTAAAGTATGGAATAGTTGTAAACTTACGAGCAAAACGATCAATCTTGCCCTGAATTGTATCTAGGGTAAGACGAACTGATCCGTCTTTACGAACCTTACCAACGTTCTTCTCTTGGACCGCAATCTCATCAGCCCTACCAGTAAGACCAGTAATTATATCTTCAGTCTGGATTTCATCAGAACCGTATAATGCAGTAACGATTCTTTGGCCAACTGAATCAATATTAAATACTTTGTTTGCAGTAGTAAGAAAATTAATTCTTGCCTTACGAGATGGTGTCAATCTTGGAATAAGTGGAGTTTTACGAGCAGCTTGTCCTGAAAGGATAGCCTTCATATCTTCACCGTTTGCTAAAAAAGTTTTAGCAGTAACAGCATCTTTTACTCCACCGCGAATAAACTCATCAATTGCTGCTGGACCAAATTCAGGAGCAATACGCTTCAACTGAGTTGATGCTTCAGCCATAGCTCTAGGATTGTTTGCTTTACGAGCTTTAACTAAATTATCTAGTTGCTCTCCGTAACGATCAAATAATCCTACAACATTTGGATTTTTAAATACATCATCTACTTTGCCAACATTACCAACGATCTTAAATAAAGCATAGTTTGTAGCATCATATGCTTTTTTAGCTTTACCTAAAGCAAGTGTTGGATCTGCAAATACTCTATAAGCACCATCAACAAAACCTGAAATGCCTTTATATAAAGCACCAGATCCTTCTAAACTTTCAGGTGTAAGTATATTGGCAACAAAACGACCAGGAGAGTATTTAGCTGCTTGTACTGCATCTAAAGCATCTTGTAGTAAAAAATCTATTTCGCCAGTTTCTTTTAACTGAGCTGCCTTAGCAGCAATTTGTTTTTCTGGATCAGTTCCTTTTGATCCTATTTCTGCCAAAGAAATACCTGAAGCAATTTTCATTGCAACAGATACATAATCATTTCCGTATTTATCTTCTGCCTTTTTAATACGGTCTGGGCTAAATACTTTATCGCCTTTATCATTTGCAATTTCAAATGCTTTACCTAGATTTACACCTTGGTCTAATGCAATAGCACCAGTACGGTATAAGCGTGTCATAAAATCTGACACTTCATTTAAGGCACTAAAAGTACGACCAATTGTTTGTTTAATAGGTTGAGTTGCATAATGAAATGCGCTACCTAAAATACTACGCTTTCCTGGAACAGCAGGATCTTCTCCACCAAACATAGCAATATGAGCATCTTGTTGATCTTTACTTAATTGAGAAAATGCTTGTTCTGCTTGAGCCTGTGGTAAGCGAGTTAAATTTTGATGAGAGGTGACTAATTTACCCAGACCATCAATTTGTTTTTGCTGCTCAGGTGTAAGACCAGCTTGTTGTGCAGCAATTTTTAATTTTGCATTTATATCCACTACATACCTCTAGCAACAGCTTGTTGGTAAAGAATACCTATCTCTCCAGTAGTGTCGTAGGGAAGCATTGTCGCAAGAGCATCTGAAACTTTTTGTTGTGCAAATTTAGATTGCATTATTAGACTATTGTCTCTTACACCTTTTGTAATGTCTTCTTCTTTACGCTCTGTTGGAGCGAATAATGGAGTAACTGCTGGAGATGCAGATGATACCTGTTGTTGTTTTATTTTAGTATCTGCAATTCCTGGAGTTGTAGAAGTGGCTGCTCCAGCTAAAAATTCAGCAGTTTGTTTTCTATCACCATATTCTTTTGATGGTGGTAAATCAGTTCTTGTTGAGAACTTGCTTGGGCCTGATGGACCAGCAATTGGGTTCATCATTGACATCTAGTCCTCCTTTAAAGTTTCTAAATCTTGTGCGAACTCTTGCCAAACTTTTGCTTCTTGGCTTTTTTGTTGCGAATGGTAAATACTCATATGATGCAGATCTTCTGCCAGCGACTCAACTGCCGCTATTAAATTTAAAAAGAATCCTGAAATTATAACTAAAAAATCTGAGTGGCGGACTGGGCGTTGTAGGTCATCATCTCTATCCACGCCCAGCCACCTTTCTAAATACTTACTTCTTTACTGACTTGCCTTTACGGCCTGCTGCTGCATACCCGAAGAATACTTTTCCGCCTGCTTTTCCTGCTGGCTTATTTGTGCCTACAGTTGGCTTCTTCTCAGTTGCTTTTGCTCTTGATCCCTTATTCATTTTCCACCTCCTTTACGCTCCGCCAATGGCGGCGAGTAGTTGTCCGATATCTGGAGTTTGACCAGTAGCAGGGGCCACTCCACCTTGTGGTTGTTGTCCTGGTATCTGCTGCGAGGCAGGTGCGGGTGCCGCTTCTGCTACTGGAAGTTGTTGTTCTTGCGGAGCAACTGGTGCTGGCGCAAATGCTTTTTCTACTATGGTTTCAAGGGCTTGTCCTTTTTGACGGCCTTGAATTACCTCAGCGATTCTAGAAATGATTTGAGTTGGGTCTTGACCTTGGGAAGCAAGTGCGGGTATAGCTTGTGCATACTGAGCAACAGCAACGCGAAGAGAATCGCGCATTTCCTCAATGTCAACCCTTTGTTCTTCTTGTGTAACATTTAGATCCAGTGGTATCTCTCTGCGAACATAGTCGCGGCTAACTAACTTATCTGAACGCATTTGTAGTAATGCAATGATGGCTCGGTTAGGATCCATTCCAGACATAATTCCATAACGAACATCTACTCCATACTCGCCCTTAATATCACGAGATGGAACATACTTCATTGTGTAAGGTGTACCGTCATCGGTTCCCTTAATAGACTTGGTAACTCCTCCAAAGATCTTCTCGTCTACTTCAAAACATAGACCGATAACATCTTGGAATAACTTAGCAAACTGTGCTTGTGCTGCTTTGATTTGTGTATCAAATCCTGCTTGCAGTGCTTGTACACCGCGACCAGTAATGATAGAAGCATCAATTTGACCAGAACGAGATTCTGGATATCTAGCACCTAAACGTAGTTCGCGCTCTAATACACCAGACTCTGTAAAGACTCCTGCTGGTAGTTCTAGTGGAACTCTGCGAATACCTTGTGGGTTAGCAGAACGCATAATTGCATCTGGTCCTAGTGCTAACTCCTGTACATCTTGTGGAATAGCAATAGGTGCTTGAATAGATTTCTCAGCAGCTTGAATCTGTAGGATTGCAAATCTTGCTCTAGCAAGTTGTACTGCTAGTACATCATCAAACTGGCCGCGAGCTTCGCCGTCAAGAGAAGAACGGACTGCGACTCTAGCAAGGCACTTACCAATTGGGTTTGGTGTGTTTGATAAAATTAAGTTGTTACGCTCTGGGATAAAGAGTAGGTCTTGATCTTTATCGTGGTAACGCATTACTGAAAGATAAGGTGATGCTGATTGGTAAACGCTACGAACGTTTAGAATCTCACTTGCAAACTCTGGGAACTGTGCTGCTAGTGACTCTGCATCAGAGACTACAACCTGTGTTAAAGATGTTGTGCGACCAAAGCGATCAATCTCTGGATATACACCAAATGGGTTTAGCAAACGGATACGAGGATTGTTTCCTTCGTAATCCATCTCTACCAATGCTGGCAACATACCGTAGGTATTAAACCAGTCTGCACCTGAGTACATCTGTAATGGAAGATCAGATGATGCTACATAGTAGTTAGCAATACGGGTTCTAATATCAGCAGCTTTACGCTGTGAGTCTGAAACCATATTAGTAGCTGAGCAGTTAAATGATGGCATAGGTGCCATTGCTTCCGCTAAGTCTCTTGCTGCTACATCAATAAAGTTTGCTACTAATGGCTTTGGATAATCCTCAGAGAACATAGAAGGATAGACCTTAGACATATCGCCTTGACGTACTGATAGCACATCGCGCATACGCTGATCACGAGCGGCATACTTAGTTTGTAGCCTGCTTGCCTTTGCGTAGACTTCTTTAACCGTTAGCAATTGTTCTCCCTTAAATAAAGGTTCGTTGTTTTTCGTTTAGCATCTCATCTATATTGATGACTGTGCGTTTACGCTTCTCTGCATTTGATAGAAATGGGTTACTCATATGATGCTTGGCGTGCATACCTTGATTAAGCATCTCTCTTGCTCTGATCTCACAGAACCACAAGGCCATAACCATATCGGTTTTACCTTTAGTAGTAGGTGACCAAGTAATCAACTGCTCTATCAAAGACTTAACATTCTCAGTCTGATCACTGGGTAGGTGCATTAAATTATCTCTATGGTGTTTACCAT